AATAACATCCTGCGATTTTAGAACCACCAGCTGTGCTTGCTAGAGTTGTTGGATTATCTGATACCGTAAATGTAATATTTGCCATTTTTTATTCTCCTATTATGTTTTATTTATAATTTTGAAAATTTAGAAAAAACCATTTTGTCTGTACAGATCACTCCATTTCTGTGTTTTTGTGTCAATTATTAACCATTTATCAGTTTCGCTCCATTCTTTATCGTCAATTAACTCCAGTTCAGTATTACCGTCCATTATATACCCAAAAGGCAGCATTTCATCTTCTATTTTTTTAATATCTTGTTCATACATTTCCAATCGAACATCGGTATTTGTCAGATTTTTGAAAAATTCCTGTCTGGTCGACCAAGCGAATAAAACCAAAGTCATGACCATATCGTCGTTATATCCTCGGTCAGCACTAAATGATGCATTTGTGGAAATAAAGGTGGTGAGTTCTTCTATGATTTCAGCATCTTCTATGATAAGTTTATCGTTTTCAATTAAATTTTTCAAAACAGAGCAGCCTAGTTTTTTCACAACTTGACTAGTTCTGATTCCTAATTGCTGACTTTTATTACTTCCAAAGCCTTCTGTTATAATTTGGCCTTTTCTACCCCTCATATTACTTTTAATCAAATTTTCATATTCTAAGTCCCTGTGTAGAATATCAGCCACCTGACTTCCGATATCATTCAATTCTACCATTACATAGGCGTCATTGTATCGTTTTCCCAGAGATCGTATAATAGAAGGAAACAGTAAAGGTGATATTATATTATTTCTATATTTTGCCACAATCTTATAGGGCATCTGACTTATATCAATAACCGTAAGTGCACTATAGTCTTTTCCTTGTCCACGAGCCACGTCGACAACAATAAAATAAGTATGCAGGGGTGTGGTTTCAGTTTCTTTGACGGGATCTGCAAATATAGTTAATCCGTCGTTTGTTTTAGACATTGGTTTTACCCAAGTAAGATTATTTAATTTTTCAGAAGATATAAGAGTATTACTAGATCCAATGAAATCACATTCAAACTCCTCGCTAAACTGTCTCTCGGAACTATTACGTATAGTTTCTTGTTTCCATACTTCATCACGAAGAGGACCACCTGGATATTTTGGTACTTGGTTCCATGTTACCTCTATAGGAATATACTCGTTTTGTTTACTTTGAGCACCTTTCCAGAAATGGTAAAACATATTCAACCCCTTTGGAGTTGAAATCATAGCTACTTTGGTTGTTTGACCAGAGGTGATCGTAGGATAGACTGAACTAAAGAATTCTTCTGCTACGTTTGTTGGAACGTGGGCGTATTCATCGAGTACTAGAAAATTATAAGAACCTCCTCGGATCGCACTTGAGGATGTTGCTGCTGCTATAACTCTAGAACCATTTTCTAATGCAATTGAATATTTATTCCATTCCTTTATTCCTTGTTGTAACCAAGTAGGAAGATATTCATATGCAAGTTTTAATCTAGCAAGAATATCTTTTGCTGTAGATTGTTTATTCGCAAGTATTGCAACATTCATACTTTGATTAAACAAAATATAATGTAACAGATATGAAGTAACTGTAGTCGTTTTGCCGGATTGTCGTGGAAGCTTAGCAATAATAAAACGATTGTCGTGAATTTTATTTATCATATCTTCTTGATAATCAAAAAGATGAAAAGGCACAAGACCCTTATCCAACGAAACAACTTTAATATATTTCTGAATAAAATATACTGGATCTTTTGCACATTTGATATATTCTTCTATCTGTTCTTTTGTAAAGTTTACAGACTGACCTTCTGGTTTTAGATTTGGATTTCCTAAATATCCAGCATTTCTTCCCATTTTAATCTTCCATTTCCTTCAAAGGACTGCGTTCCCGATTAATTAAATTTTGTAACTCAGAAGTAGATCCAACATAGATTGAATTATTTGTAGTATTTTTAATTGTTACTTTTTTAGATTCTGCATCTGTTAATTTATCATGTATATCGATTAAATCTTTATTCATTTCGCTTAGGGTTTTCATCATATTAGTAAGAACTTCATATGCTCGAGGAGAATCACTTTCTGTTGCAACCTTAACTATACCTTCCATTGCATCCATTCCTGTACTTATCAGACTGTGAATATTTTTTCTAGCAGAGGCAAAATCTCCTTGAAGTGTTTCATTTTTTTCTGTTACATCTACTTTGTCAATTACTACTAAAGGTAGGGTTTCGAAATCAACACCAAGTGCATTTGATATTTTTAAATCAGATTTTTTCATAATTATCCTGTATTTCCTGGAGACCATTTAATAGATCCAGTAGATCCCGTTGTGATATAATTTGCAGCATCTCCAGTATATCCTATATCTCCCAAGAACAACTTAGGAGTAACAGATCCGTCGTAGAAATCAATATTAACTTGTTCAATTGGAACCTGATCATTTTCTTTGATTGGAGAATAAATATATCCTTTCATAGTAAAATTCATAACACTTATGAGACTTCTTCTATTGTCAAACTCTCCTTCATATTCTTCGTTTATTGTTGTATTTGATAACACAATAGGAACATCGACTTTAGTAAATAATTCATTCATATTCATAGTTACAGTGAAGTCTGGTGTAAAGAATGGAACAATTTGTTCAACAATTTGAAAATTATGATCTGAACTTCTGGTAAAAATATACAAATTAAACGAATAAATGTAGGGAGATTCGGAATAACTGGACAGATTTTTTCCGTTTGTGTTTTTTTCTATTTTCTTTAATTTATTTATTCTTCTTGATGGATCATACTGAAGTCCACCCATTTCGAAACCCATTCTCGGTAAAGACATCTGGAGATGTGTCTGATCAGTAATACCACTTTCGGATATTATTCTTTGAATGAATTTTTCTTTTGGGCCATAACTTAACGGAACTCTAGTTTTTTCTACACCACTACTGCGCACAGTTTGAACATAAATGGAATTAAATAAAGATCCAAATGCAATAACGTGTTTTCGGACTGTGTTGTTAAAACTGTCTTCTATTATTTGATTGAACATCAGTATTTGCCTTCACTGAAAGGATCTATGTCTGTAAAGTCAAATATATCAATTCCAGTCGATTGTAGTTGATCATTATCAACAACATTCAATCCTGTGTTTGGATCTTTCTGTGCCACTATATTAGAAACAGAAGAAGATCCTGTAAGGTAATATTCTGCACCAGAAACTGCACCTTTTATAGTTTGTGTTGCAGCATAGGAAATTGTTCCACTTATACCTGTTATATACAACTGACTCTGTGTAGTTCCCTTAATAAATTGCAAGGAAATTGCTGTTGAAGTTGCAGCACTAAGAGTTGCACCAACTCCAGTAACACCAAGAACTTGATATAGTGGTTCACCATCGAATATGGTATTTCCAGTGGATCCTGCTATTGGGTTGAGTGGTAGAATAGCAAGTATGGCATACGATTTTCTTAAATCTTCTACATTGTCTATATCCGAAATACCAGTATCGATATTTTCTCCTTCGTAGGTGAACAGTTCGACATTTAAAGTATATGTGGTCAATCCACCTAATTGATAAAATGGTGCCTCGTCTTCGACGAAGTTTATTTCAAACAAACTACCAGATAAAGGAAAATAAATTAAATCACCTTCTCTGGGCCTTTTTATTTCATTTCTATGAGATGTTATTTCATTTTCAAATCTAGTTCTAGAAACAGACAGAGTTGTTCTATCTGTAATTTGAATTCCAAATTTTGCAATTATATCTCTATTGCCTTGAAATTTATCAGTATCTAACATGTACATTTCAATAGGATAACCTTGTGTAAACTTAGATTCTGGATCTTCTCCAAACAAATTGTCTATAATTAAATAATCTCTGGGAATATATACTACATCTCTACCCATCGCTTTAATAGTCTCAATAGTCAGATCATTTATTAATCTCTGTTCTAGTTTAGAATCATAACTTTTAAAATATGGATTTGTTGCCATATCTTATCCTATAAAAAAGTCACTAGGCATTTCGTGAGTACTTATTAATTCTTGCTCAATTACTTGAATTTCTTGAACAGCTTCTCCATATATTTGTGCACCTTTGGTTGTAATACCGCCAGGAAGTTGAACTCCATCAAACTTTGACATGTTTGATCCCCATTGTTTTTTAATCAAAGCGGTTACGTATTTCTTCATCAACCGATCATCATATATTTCAGTATATACTTCAGGATTTAATGCAGCGTATGCTTCTATTATTAGATAATCTCCAGCAACTGTATCTGTCATAATCCCGTCTATATAAATTTTATTTGATACTTTATTGAATCTTATTGCCTTTTCGGGTGCAAAGAATTGTTCAATCATATTAATATATCGTTTGGTGCTATCGTAGGTGGCAAGTCCCGATCCACTCTGAGATCCCAACCCACGATTGATTCCGAAATAATCAGTCAGGGCCATTTGATATCTAACATCAAACATACCAATGTTTGCAAATCCGCCAAATCGAAACAGTTTAATTACACTAACAATAGTTGTACCGTCAGGACCATCTCCAGTAACTCCACTAGGATTTAATAACGTATCTGTACGTATAACTTTATTTGTGATTGTATCTGATGTGACTTCGTGTTTAAAATACACCTTTTCAACACCATCAAAATGTCGTTCTGCAAATAATTCTAAGGCATCATCGACTCTATCTAGGCATTGCTCGTAATCGACGTTTATTTCGATTACTGGATATCCTAGATTTCTCAATGCATATTTAATAATAGCATCTTTAGAATTAACGTTTCCCATATATTATCTCCTTATTTATTTATAAGGAAATTATTTTATGAATTAGGATACGTTTGGAGGTTCAGTGGGTAATTCTGGAATATCGTGCATAGAAACTTGTACTTGTTCCAGATCACTATAGTTTATGTTTTCCACATAATATCTTCTAGTTATAGGAGAAATTGCTTCTTCTGGACCAGATGGTTTATAATTAGTAAATCCAGGCATCTGTAATGGACAGTTTAGTTTTGGGTAGTCCAATTTAGTATATTCTTCGCCCTTTCCCATAAGCCATGTAAGGGGTTTATCTCCGCAACCACACCCACCACAGAAAAACTTTCCTTCTGTTTTACTTTTTCGTAAAAATTCACAAGGAGGTAATTGTCCACCTTTGTCTTTATTACCAAAACAACTCAACACCCTCAGTTGTTTCAGTGGTACATTTACCTTGTTATTGGATGCGCCTCTGGACGCAATTGCTGAAATAAAACTTTGCGCCATTTCTATCTTTTTAGATATACTTGATGTTTCTTTTACTTCTCGATCTTTGAATTCTGGTTGTTTAGATTCCGATATTTGTGGTTTTGGAGACATCTTGGTGTAAATATCGGAAGGTAGAACACCATTTGTTTTTTGAATTTCAGGCACATCACTCATAGTAAATTCTTTCTTAGAAGGACAATTTTCACCAACACACGGACCATTACCTTTGTTTTTATTACATCCACACGCCATGATTTATTATAGTATATATATCAGTATTTGTCAATAATTATATATGATCATTTGGACACGTTACACCGTTAATATTTAGTGTTCCTGGTATAAAATACCCATTATAATCTAAGTAACATCTTTTATAATCGTACCCATAGTCTGATGGATCTATTAATGTGATTCCTTGACAACAAATTCCATTAACAAGTAATTCTTTATAATCTATAGAAGATGTTATTCTTGATCTGAATTCTATGGACATATTAACATTCCTTGAATTGACTTAGATACTCTGGTGTACCTATTATAGTTATACAATCAAAGTTACCTCCACCCAAATCTAGTCTAATATTTTTTGTAACTGAGTTCTCGGTTATATCTGGAATATCTTGAGTATTGATTGTTGGATTGAAATTTGTTATTGTACTACAATTAACATCAGCACAAGAAACTCCCGAAGTAAATACTCCACCCAAGACATCGCATTCTGGTTGTGATATATAAGAACAGTTTTCTGGAAGATTTATATTGCAGCATGCTCCTAATGGGCCTGACGTACTTGGGACTGGTAGAGAAAAACATACCGATGCACAAGTTCCTCCTGTTGCAAAGACACCACCTCGGCTTACACACTCTGAGATTGTGTATCTTTTATTACACACACCAGAAATACAACAAGATCCTGTTGTACCTACAGCGTTTGTGCCACATGGATCGAAACATGTCACCCCACGACTAAACATTCTTCCTTTATATTTTTTGCACAAGTGTTCTGGTACTAATTGTTGTTTACCTTTTATACAACAATAGGTTAATCCGCTAGTGCATAATTGTAGTGGTTTGAAATTACTCACGTTTTTACCAAGACATGTACTATAGTCGGTACACTTAATTATTGTATCTGTACCCGAAATCGTTGTGGTGGTTTTAGCACCCATTATATTTATTGGCCAACGATTTAATTGTGAAACGAATACACCCAATTCAGCACTTGTCGGATATCCTCTTCCAAAAATATCAGCTCTCCAAGTAGCACCATAATCTAAAGAATGTACACCGATTATAGTAGTTCCTGGTGTTAAATAATTTTGTTTATTTCTGAAAAATATATTTTGTGGAAAATGCCAAACATCTTCGCTATCAAATATCAAAGTAGCAGATAATATAGTACCTGTTGCACCAGATACTCCTTGTATACCTGTAAATCCAGCAAATCCAATTGGAGTTTTTATATGAAAAACACCATAGTTACTTAAATTTAAATATTGTAGAGTAGTTGGATTTGAAGTGATTGTTAATATTTTTCTGTCAACAATTATTGAATTTGTGGATCCAGTTAGACCATTAATATATAAATAATGTCCAGAAGTTATACCAAAATTTGAATCAAAACTAAATCCTAATCCTATTATATTCGGATTTGTTGTTGTTATACCTGTTACACTTTTATAAGCTAAACCATTATCAGTAGAACTAGATGTAGATTGTCCACCAGTCGCATTTATATAAATGAAATTGGAATCAGATGTAACTGATATTTCCGCAGATGATGATATTATATCTTTAAAATTAAATATTGCTTGTTTTGTAATACCAGAAGTATCAAAAGATAATCCTTTACAAATATTAACTCCTAATGATGAACCCTGATATGATACTCCTTCGTAGGACAACAATAAAGATCCTCTAAATATTTCTGCTCCAGAAATTTCAGCAGACGTAGTACTAGTGTCGGTTAAATAACCAAGAATATAATTCAAAGTACAACCTAAACTATTAGTACTACTCGATATATTTAAATATTTTACATATATTCCATTTTGACCTGTGAATCCAGCTTGTGTTCCTCCGGCGTTTCCTGTTGATCCAGTTGGTCCTGTAGGACCATTAGGCCCAGTGGGTCCCGTATTTCCTCTAAATGAACTGGTATTGTATGAAATGAAACTAGAAGATATAGATGTCATGAGGTACATCCTTCTGAGCAATTTACTCCTGCACCTTTAAATGTTCCTTGTAGATCATCACATTCTAAAGCTGTTGTATTATAGCAATCATCAACGGTACAGCACGCACCAATAAAACTAGCACAAGTATCATATCCAACAAATACCAACTCATTTAATGTCGGTATATATCCTGTTTTTGTTGAATTTGTTTTTACATAATAGCACTTGCCACCAAAACAACATCGACCGTTTGTTGCATATTGATTTTCAAAATCAGAATTACTTAGGCTTGTACTTCTCTGTGTAAATGTAGTGGGTAATATACAACACAAACTAGAACTAATACAAGTATTACTGTCACACATACTAGTTCCAGTAACACCAAGAAATGCAGCACATTCGGATGGATGTGCATTTATACAAGTAAATCCATCTGTTTCTATATCGTACAAACAACAAGATTTAAATCCACATTTACTTGCTTCACATGATATTCCAGCAGAAAAAGTTGAACCACTAAAGGTATTACAATATTGTTGAGTAGAATACTCTATACATTTTCCAGAAGGAAGACAACACGATCCATAAGTTATTGCTGCAGCATATTGTGGACCAAAGGTATAACCATAATTTTCATTTGTTGATTGTCCAAATTCTAAAAATACTCCAGTGTTTGTTATAGACCCAGAAATTCCGTCTAGGTATAGTCCACCAGTGAATCCTCCCGTAGTCGAAGAAAGGTGCGTCAAAGGCCTTGCAAGGCTATATAAAATATTACAACCAGTCGCTGGTATTGCAGTTAATCCAATTAAAGTGTTTCGATAGTTGTCTCCAGTAATACCATAGTTTACTGTATTTGTTTCTACAAACACTGGAGGCCTATAAGTTAGAGTTCTATTCGTATTGTTCCAAACAGAAGTTGTTACTCCTGCTAATAGATTCGTATTATCTATATAAATCAATTGATTTGTTTGTATTGCCTGTGTAACCTGAGAGGCACTAACACCAGTTAAAGTAATAATGTTTGTGTCTGTGTATGTAATACCAGAGAATGTTAAATATCTAAAATTAGTTTCTGTATTTGGTACAGCTACTCCACCAGAAATACCATAAGTAATAGAATTTGCAGCGAATTCTGTTAGATTTTTTGTTTTTAATACAGAAAATCCATTAGTAGTTATTCCTTTTATAACATACTGTGTGGTATTACTATAGGTAGTGCCTGTAGGTCCTTTGATTGAACTATTTGATATTGAAAATAGCGTGTTTCCAGTTCCATATGTTATACCTAATGTCGTTCCTATAATTGCAATAGAAATTACACCAATGCCTGTTGCTCCTGTGAGTCCATCTCCTGTATTGCCAGTAGTGCCTGTTGATCCTGTTGGGCCTGTT